GATCGCCTCGGCCAGGAACCACTCGTAGCAAGGCTGACAGAAGCGCTTCGCGACCCACTCCCGGCGCACCGAGAAGAATCGCCAGGCTTCCATGAGAGCCGCGCGGGATGCGCTGTAGGAAGCCGTGAAGTGCTTGACCAGGATCTCGAACGGCATCTCGAGCGCGACGCCGACCTGGCGCAGGATCGCCATCACGAACGGATCGAACGCCGTATTCGGACGGCCCGGGTTGAAGCTCTCGGCGCGCTCCCCAGGTGCGAGCGTGATCACCTTCCCATTCCCGAGCGCGATCTCGTCCTTCGCCAACTTCGGGTTCTCGCGCCCGATCTCGGTGTCTTCCTCTTCGTTCGCGATGCCCTGCGCGTCCTCGGTCCACGTCACCACCGTGAACAGACCGGACACCACCGCCGCCATGAGCTCGGCCTCGGTGTAGCGATCGAGCTGCTTCAGCGACTCGATCACGGGAGCGAGGTACGGGATCCCTCGATGCTGGCCCTCGCGCGTGCGCCGGAAGAGATGGAGCGCCGACCGCGCACCGCTCGGGCCGAACGCAGGGACCGTGGTCCACTCCGGCACCCCGCCCGCAAGTGATCCGAAGTCGTGCTCGTAGAAATTCCGCAGGTGATACCGGAGCGGCGCTCCGTTCGAGTCGATCTCAACCCCCTCGATGACCCGCGGATTCGAGGACAGCTCCGGAGGCGTCGCGATGCGGTCCGCTTCCACGAACTGAATCCGCGTGGCCAGGGGGTCGCCGAGCCGCTCGACGAAGCGACGGACCACGAGGACATCTCCACTCTCGAGCACCGACCGAAAGGCGAGATCCTGGAGCTCGCCGAAGTCCTGATCTCGAGTCACATCGCATTCGCGCGACCACCACCGAAACAGACGCTCTGCGTCTCGCTCCCACGCTTCGGCATCGGCGTCCGACAGCCCGAGCACCGTCCGATCGATCTTCGCCTGATGGCGCAGGCCGGAGCCGATCACGGACGTCACGGCCGTATGGATCGCACCCGTCGCCAGCGGCGCATTCCTGGCCAGATCGCGCGAGCGCGCGCGCAGGTCGGCGAGATCCGGGCAGTTGTCCGCGTCCGCCGACTGCGCCAGCGGGTTCCAGTCCCGCATCGATCGACGGTCGTTGCGGGCCCCTTTGTGCCCGCCGGTCCCGCGCGCAAAGGTCGTCAGCGCCGACAGATTCACGCGCGCTCGGTAGCGACGGAGAGCCCGCTCGGGCGAGAGGGCTCCGATCGCACGGTCGATCAGTGTCGGCTCTGGCAGAGAAGGCAACCTAGCCACGCGGCACGATCCCCTGCGTTCGGATCCCACCTCGAGACTCGCGATCGACGCGTCGGCGCAGGTCGCGCTCTCGGTCGTACAGCGTCTTGAGATCCGCGCGCGTGAGCGAGCGCCCGCCGATTCCGTACGCCTGCCCGGTCGTCTCAATGCGCTCGATGGTCTGCTGCACGGACTCGAGCTGCTGTGCGTACGTCTTGATCGCCATCAGATATCTACCCCGCTGTGCCGCACTCGGCGGCGCGCGCGCCCTGCGGCCGAACGGGCCGGGCGCACCTCGCCCACCGCACCCGCGCCCCCCACCGGCTGGATCTCCTGCATCAACACCTCGAGCTTCCGCACCTCCGCCTCGAGGTTGAGCGAGAACGGCGCACTGCGAATGCCCTCGAGCGCGGCGTAGCTGTACACCCGGCAGTCGAGCGGCTCGTTCGGTGCGCCCTCTTGCTTCGGGGCCCACACGCGAACCACCTGGCCGGCGCGGTACTTCGTGATGACGTGCTCAGCCGTCAGGCCCTTGAAGTAGTCCTCGCCCACGTCTCGCGGGAAGTGGCAGTACCCGGGTCCCGACTCCGCGATCCCCAGGCGGCCGTAGATCTGCTCCTTGGCGGCATCGACACCCACGATCCACAGGTTCGAGATGCGAACCGGCGTCTTGCTGCGCGAGGCCTTCTCAGGCCAGACGGGCCGACCGACCTCGCTCCGTCCCTTGATCCCGAACATGAACTGAGAGCGTCCGTCGGGCAGCAGGCGGCGAAGCCGCGTCCGAACCCAGCGGTAGATCGTCTGCGTGGCGTGGCCGCCGGTGTCGATGCACCCGGCTCGGATGTAGAGATCGCGGCCGCACGCATGTCGCAGCGGCGTCGCGAGCACCGTGGCGAGATCGCGAAGCACGTTCGGATCCTGCTTCGGGTCGCCGTAGATCCGGCCGTACCGAATCAGCCAGGACTCTTCGCCGCGCCCCCAGCCTGTGATCTCGTACTCGATGCGATCCTTCTGGACATCCACGCCGATCGTGAGCACCGCGGCGCCCGCGGGAATCGGAGCGCTGTACTTCTCGCGGCGCTCGAGCAGGCCGGTCTCGTCGACCGTATCGCCCTGCTCGCTCCACCACTCGGCGAGCACCGTGTTGCAGAACACCTTGAGGAGCTCGGGATTGCCCTGCGCCTCGAGCCACTGCTCGACCAGCTTCTGCAGCCGGCGAGATTCCCACGGCGCCGCGAGCGCGTTGACGTGAAACCCGGCCGTGCCTCGAAACGGAGCCGTCGCCCTCCACTCTCCCCGGCGTACCGCCTGCGCACGCTGCACGTCGTTCCAGCCCGCACCGCAGTGCTCGCATTCGTAGACCGCAGTCTCGGGCAGTGCCTTCCCGGCTTCGTCCTTCTGCCACTTGACCTGCGTCCACTTGAGCCACTGGTGCTCGCCGCACTCCGGACACGGCACGAAGTAGCGCCGCTGATCGCTTCGTTCCCAGAGACGAAACATCGGGCTGCCCTTGAGGCGCGGGCTCGAGATGTAGATCCGCTTCGCGTTCCAGAACGCGGCCGTGCGCGTCGCCGCGAGCTTCAGCGGATCCCCTTCCGCCCCCGCACTCGGCGCGTAGGCATCCACCTCATCGCAGAGCAGAATGCGGATCGGCCGCGAAGCCAGCGAGGCTGGCGAGTTCGAGCCGGCCGCCGTCAGGTGTCCGCCCGAGAACGTCTTGTGCAGGATCGTGTTGCCGGAGTCCCGGCTGCGCGCGTCCTTGATCTTCCCGCGCAGCCCCGGCGTGTCGCGGTTCATCGGCGCGAACCGATCCTTCGACCACGCCTCCGCCATCTCGAGCGTCGGCTGGATCACCAGGATCGGCGCCGGGTCGTGATGGACGTGAAAGCCGATCACATTCAGGACGCAGTCGGTCTTTCCGGTCTGGCTCGCGAACACGCCGACCACGTCGGAACAGCGCGGATCGCTGCACGCGTCCATGAAGCCGCGCTGATACTCCGCCCTCGAGGTGGACCAGCGCCCCGGCTCCGCGCTCGATTCGGGGCTCAGTCGCCGTTCAGCGTCCGCCCACTCACTGATCGTCAGCCGCGGCGGAGGACGCATCGCGTCCAGCGCCGCTCGAAGGTTCCGCGCCGTCGTCGAGTGCCGAGCCTCCACCTCGAACCGCAATCTCTGCGTCTGCGAGCTCATGCAGGGCGTCCTCGATGTGCTCCCGAACGATCGACTCGCAGACCTGAGCCTCCGTCTCGAGCGCGACCAGCGGAGCCACCTTCGTCGGAACACCCAGCACGCGGCGCTGAACGGAGGAAGCGAGTGCGATCAGCGCCGCCTCCTGGTCGGAGGCCGGAATCAGCTCGGCGCGCGTCTGCCGGTTCTTCATTTCCTGCGCGTCCGCCTGCTCCTTCGCGAGCCGCGCTCGCTCCTCGGTCAGGTCGAGCTTGCCGTCCTGCGACGTATGCCCGGCTGCCACCCCGCGGAGGTGGCGGATGTAGGACTGCACGCAGGCGATCAGGTCGTACTGGCCGTGCTTCGCCTTCGGGATGATCCCGTCGCGCGCGAGCACCTGAACCCGCCGCTCCGACACATCCATGATCCGGGCCACCGTCGCGACCGGATGCAGACCAGGCGACGCGCCGCTCATCACGCGACGTCCCGGAGCTCGAGCTCGTCGAAGAGTGCCCCGTCCCCGGCCCGTGTCGCCCGCTCTCCGGTGTAGGCCTGCCACCGCTGCACGATCGCGTCGCAGTAGATGGGGTCGAGCTCCATCAAGCGCGCCACCCGCGCATGCTTGTGGCACGCGATCAGGGTCGAGCCCGAACCGCCGAACAGATCCACCACCCGATCGCCCTCGCGCGAGCTGTTGAGGACCAGCTGCGACACGAGCGCGACCGGCTTCATCGTAGGGTGCACCTCGTTGCGCTTCGGCCGGGCCACCTCGAGCACCGTCGACTGCGCCCTCCCCCCGAACCACCGATGCTTCCGCCCGGGCCGCCATCCGTAGAGGATCGGCTCGTGCCGCCACTGGTAGTCGGAGCGGCCCATCACGAACTGGTCCTTCACCCAGATCAGCGTCGCCGAGGCCAGGAATCCTGCGCCCTCGAAGGCGCGTCGGAATGCCAGGCCCTCGTTCTCGCCGTGGCAGACGTATGCAGCCGCCCCCGGCTCGAGGCACGCAAACAGCCCGCGCAGTGCGCGGCGCAAGAACTCGCGGAACTCGGCTGCGGGCAGGTCGTCGTTCTTGATCCGGCCCGCGGCTCCCTCCACCGCCACGTTGTACGGCGGGTCGGTGAACGCCAGCTGAGCCGGGCCATCGCTCATCAGCCGAGCCAGGTCGCTCCGCACCGTCGAGTCCCCGCAGAGCACCCGATGCGGGCCGAGCTCGAACAGGTCTCCCGGGCTCGAGCGCGCGCGCGACACCTCGAGGTCCGGCGACTCATCCTCGTCGGTCTCCCCCACGAACAGCTCGAAGGTCAGCAGCTGCGCGAGCTCGGACTCCTCGAAGCCCGTGAGACTCAGGGCGAGATCCGCCTCCTCGAGTGCCGCGAGCTCTGCGGCGAGCAGCTCGCGATCCCAGCTCGCATCCTCGTGCGAGCGGTTGTCCATCAGCCGGTACGCGCGCGCCTGCTCTGGCGAGAGGTCCCGCGCGACGTGCACCGGTGCGTTTTCGAAGCCGAGCTGGAGCGCCGCGGCGTAGCGAACATGCCCCACAAGGATCAAGCCCTCGGGATCCACCACGATCGGCTGTCGCCACCCGAAAACTCTCAGTGATTCCGCAACCTTGGCTACGGACTCGTCGTTCCTGCGGGGGTTGTCAGCGTAGGGTCGGATCCGGGAGAGCGGCATCTCCTGGATCTGCATCAGCAACCTCAGACGTTGGGGAATGGACCCAAAACGAAAACGAACCCCCTAGGGAGCTCTGTGGCTAGCGAAACTCTGCGCTCGCGCGGCACCCGTACCGCTGAGCGCCCAGAAGAACCTAGACAGACGACAAGGACAGGTAGGAGCATCGTTCACAGGTCACAACACGAGCGCGGCGTTCTCAATGCCCATGCCCGCGCATGCGAGCTCAGCGCTACACCAGCTGCGGCGGTCCTTGCCACTCATCGAGGAGCTTCGCGCCTTTCGATGTGTTGCAGCTTCTGCAGGCTGCTACGAGATTCGAGATGCCGTGCAAACCGCCT